CTCAGGCAGCGAATCGCGGACGATCAGCTTGACCAACACATCCCACACCAACCATTCCTCCCAGCCGGCGATCCCATCGAAGGTATCGGAGCCCGCCACCAAATCGGTAAAGGTCGGGAGGTACCAAGCCGTATAGCTGTAGGCCGATTGCGACGCCGGCACGATGCCTAGCGTTGTGCCGTAACGGAAAAACGCCGCTGGTATGCCGTTCTGAAATGGCTGAACGAATTGATCAACCAGATGACCCTGATAGTCGTTGCGGGACTCCCAGGGGATCGGGCTCAAGTTGAGGATTCGCCCCGAGACGTTGATCTCAAGGCCGGTTACGTGAACCGGAGTGGGTGTCCAGCTCGACATATCAAGCGTGCCGTACGCCATGCCGGAGGCAGGGCCGACGGTCAGCGTTCCGGTGTGAGTTGTGAGATAGAGCGGGTAGCCCTGGTCAGACGCAAACTCACGAAAACGCTGGATCGATTGATTGATGGCTCTCGTTAGAGAGGTGTCATCGTTGCGAAGCGTGGCCCCAAGCTGGTCTGCTTGCCAACGCACATCTCCGAGCAATTGGGTAAGAGATCTGACTCGAGCCACGCTTCACCTCATTCAGTAACTATCGGTGCAAGCCTGAACGGCTCGCCAAAATGCCTTGAGTCGATCCTGATCTCCTTCGAGATCTGGAAATGCCTCAACCGCTGCTTCCTCAAATCCAGGAGGAAGCTCATCGCTTTCTTTGTCCTCGTCACGTTCATCCTCAGCATCACGAGACGAGGGCGATTTGTCATCGCCCTTGCTCGGTTTTCCGATGCCGAAAATGACCGACAAGTCCGGTTTATGACTGTCGGACTTGTCCATCAGGCCCTCTGGCTCAGCGTGAGGGCCACCATGATCACGTCGCCGTTCGCAGGATCGGTTGCGACACCTGAACCGTTTGAACAAGTGATCGAGGCGGTTCCGGAGTTTGGTGCAAAAGCGGTGCACCAAAATCCCTTGATCGTGCCGGCGGCGCTAACCACCGTCACATCCAATTGCCCGTTGCCATCCGCACCAGGGGGAAACGTGAGGGCGTAGACGCCCGCAGTTCCGTGTGTAGCGCTCATGTTTGGGTCATCTTGAAATTGAAGCGGGGACACGACGGCACCCGCGGCACCGATCTGAATCCGCATCTCCAACTCAACGCGATCCCTGTGGGCCGCCTTGAAGTTGTAGAAAAGTGTCTCTCCAGCACAAATTGCCATGTCGATACTCCTTTCAGTCAGCGATCAGAGGGTCGACACACGGCCGCACCAGCCAGGAGCCGGAGCGACAAATGCGGGATAAGCCACGATCCTGTACTCGAATGAGTTATCAGCTGCAGCGCGCAGCATCTCGAGCCCATCACCGTTCAACACCTCGGGGATCTTGCCCAGAGAAGCCAGTTTGATTGAGTCGTGAACCGCGAACGCAGTGCCGATCGGGCAGAACGGATCCGCATACAGCTTGACCGTCTTACCACCGGCCTTGAAGCTGATGTTTTCGTATCCGAATTCGGCGTCAGACCCGATTTCGCGATTACCTCGAGATTCGAGGGAATCCGCTACTGCCTGCCACTTTTCCGGGTTTAGATATACGGCAGTGGGGCCTGGACCGAAGTTACGGCCACGCATACGAGTGACCAACTTCTTGAGTCGCTGCTCGAGTGTGAGGCCGGTAATTTCAGCAGCCGTCAGGCGGACGCCCGACATCTTGGTGATGTCGGTTGTGCGGTTGACGCCCTCAAAGAGGGTTGCCGACGGATCGCTTGCGGGGATCCATGCGCCCAAACCAAGGAGGATTCGAGTGAATCCGGTGGCTCCGGTCGCACCGAAATCGCCAAGGCGGAAGAAGAACATGGTACCGGTCCAGTTGGCGGGCGTACCGGCTGCACCACCGCTGGTGGCAGAGACGGTTACGGTGCCGGCGTTCTTATTGACCGCGATGACGAAGCCGTTACCCGCTGATGCGATGATGGTGTCGGTCGAGGTTGCACCGGAACCAGCGGACGGAAGCAGGATCTGACCAACTTCGAAGTTCACAACATCGTCAGCGTTGGCAAGTGTGATGACGCCAGAGCTGATGGTGCCGGAGCCAAGGCTCATGCCACCATCGCTATAGAGATACGAGGCCATCGTATCGCCAAAGGCGTTGTAGAGGCTGTCGACTTCGATCGTTTGATCGCGCAAGAACGAACCAACGTTGGTCCGGCTTGCCTTGATCACCTTATCGCCAATGAAGACGGAGCCGGTGTAGTCGCCCCATGCGCACACCCAATCACGGCCCTGGACGTTACCGCCCGAAGTCTGTTGAGCACCCGTCTGGGCGTTGGGCAGAGTCGCAGAGAGACCCTGGCTGTTGGCGAACTGGAAAGGATGGATGTACCGGCGTCCGGTCTGATCCTCCTCCTTCTTGATCATCCCATAAAGCGGGCGATCCTTCTTGGTGAGGTCGTTGATCTTTTCAGATGTGTAGTTTTCTTTGAGAAATGCGTCGAAACTGGTGAGTGAACTGGCCATTTGGGAATACCCCGTTGGCCGTCAGATAGGAACTCAGTGCTGAGACAGCTCCATCAACCGAGCGTGCTTTTTGATCAGCTCTTCGGTTGTTAGCTTCTTTGGGCTACTAGTCGCCTCTGCGGCCGTCGTGTGTCTGAGGTTGCGCCCACGAGCTTTCGCTGGTGGCGGTTGCTCAGGCGGTGCAGCGGCCTGGACGCTTTTCGCGGTATCGCTACCGGTATATTCCCACTCATTGATCAGGTTGAGAATCTCATCACGAGCGATCTCAGCTGCCTCATTGATGGGAATAGAGATATCTAGAGTTGGATTGTAGTGCTCGGCTTGGATCTGGAAGACGCGCTGGATAAAGCGCGGACGTTCAGCATATTTTGCGATCGTCGGGTCGGGGGACTGAGTCAGCTCAGTCTGTAGGTTCGCCATGTAGCGCCCGACCTCGCGTTCCTCAGCGGCCTTTTGCCGCTGCAGCTCTAGCTCTTGCTTGTCCCGCAGACGCTCTTGGCGCTCACGCTCGAGTAGCGCTTTGACCTGCTCGACTTCGGGATTCTTGCTGATACGCTGGGAGATCGCTTTGCGTTGGAAATCTGCGATGTCTTCGCCAAATGCGGCTTTGAAAGCAGCCTCGTAGTCGCCCGCTTGGTACGCCTGGCGGGCGGTAACCAGCGGCTCATATTCACGGCGAACCTGCTCTACCAGCTGGCTGACGTGCTGCTCCTTCTGGGCAAATTGCTGCTTGACCGACTTCTCGTACTTGCGAACTTTTTCCCACTGATCGGACTTCACGCCCAGCTTGCGAGCCAACGCCTCACGGACATCATCCGGCACAGCTAGGCCGGTCAGATCACCCAGAGCCGTCTCAATGGCCTTCGCCACGTCGCCGTGCTGGAGGTAATAGCGCGCCTTTTCACGGCTGTTACCGTCGGGTTCTGGTTCGGCCTTGGCCGGCTCCGTCTCGAGCTTGATCGATTTGGGATCGATCTTGGCTGGCTTGGGCTCTGCCTTGGCGGCCGGCTTGGCTTTCGCCTCAGGCTTCGGTTCGGGCTTGGCCTTGATCTCAGCCTTGACCTCTTCGGGGGCGTCATCCAGTTGAGGCGCTGCAGCAGCATACTTGGCAATCAGCTGGGCTGTTTGCGCGGCGGTGTCCTTCGGTTGCCCCTGTGGGGCGGCCGTCGTCTCAGTCGCTACTACTGCTGTATCTTCAGGCGGCATTCGGGATTCCTTGTGGGGGTGGGCCAGGAGGGGCCGCACCAACCGGGGGTGGCGGCGATCCTGGTTGCTGGCCCAGGGCGATCTGAGACTGACGGAGTGCCTTGGCCTCGATCTCGGAGTTCAACTCCTGCATAAATCGCGTAAACAAATCTTTATTGAAATCGGGAATCTGGTTCAATTCGGCATCCAGATAGGCATTTGCCACCTGGATCAACGCATCAGGGAGGCTGGGCATCCACGGAATTGGCCCTCGATACACGAACTCCCCCGATTCCTGCTTTTCGGGCGTCGCATCCTGCCAAGCCTCGATATAGCTCTCGATCAGCTCACGCTGCTTCGAAACTCCATCGAGTTCCTTTTGGCTATCGAGGTATTTGATCGTCTCGATCAGCGCCTCATCAGAGACTTTGCCAGCCGCATTCAGCTCTTGGATCAGCTGCAGGCGGTCAGCAGGAGTGTTTTTGATGCTGGACGTGGGATACAGCTGGATGATGTATTGCTGATCCTTGAGATCTACGTCTTTCCACTTGATGGTCTGCAGGAACGATTTGCCAGGCCAATTGACAGCGAAATTGGGATCCTCGTCCGCAATTTCACGTGCACAAGCGATCGTGTGACGCGCTAAGGAGACGAAAGCCTCCTCATATGCCTTGTAAATGACAGAGAAGCGCTTGCTCTGTACGTCCTCGATCGTACGGAGGGCGACGCCTGCCGTGAGACCGGTCGGCCTCTGGGCGGTGGCTGTCATCTCGGAGACGCCGCTGATGTCGTGGATCTTGTCCACCAGCATCTGAACCCATTGGACGTTTGCGGGGCCAAATGCGGTTGGGCTTACCCACTGCGGAGCGTTCGTCGCGCCTGGCTTGGTGCGGATGTTGATCGCATCCTCATTCGTCCTGAGATCTTCCTCACGGACGCTGCCCTCCTCATAGATGCAGACGCCCATGCTGGTGTGTTTGATCGTCTCGGCCATCCTGCCGATGTGCTCATTGATGGCGTCACTGATGCTCGCCACTTCCTCAACCAGGCTGACACCGTCAAACCCGATGAGGTTCTTAGCCCACATGATCCACAAGAACGGAAACTCGTCTCGAGTCCAATCCTCATCGAGCAGCACCACTCCATCGACGGCAATTACATGCCGGCCAGGCTTCTTGGCGCTCAGTGGGAGGCGCCAAGCCTCGTAGACTTTGACTTGATTGCTGATTCGAGAGGCGGTTGTTAAGTGGCCATCCTTGTCCTCGAATGACGAAACCCGCTCAATCTTATCGGCATGCTCGGGATAAATTGCCGCCAGCTCGTCACGATCATAGGGATAAATGTGGAAGAGGTTACGGGGCTGTCCGTAGCGCGCTTCTAGTGGATCCACGTACAATTCCCACGAGAAAACCCGCTCGTAGTTGACGCGCCCGGACTCCAGATCAGAGCTGATCTTTACCGCACCACCGGTGGGGAACACGCAACCATCGAGGAACACCTCGATCATCAGCGCCCAGACATCGTTATAGATGCCAAAGGGCTGCATGAA